ATCACCAAGAAGTCAGCATCAGAATTATTTCTGAATGGTGTGTATCTATCATATGATCCTGGTTTCATCATACTACCTCCACCATACTGAACTATAATTTTATCATCAACTTTAACATTTTTGTGAGTTTTCATTGTTTGAACATAACTCTCTTTGTTTTTTTCTAAATCTCCCACATCAGCATAATTTTTTTCTTTGATCTGAGATCTGATGTTTAACAATATACTTAATAACGATGGATTTGCATTCATTACAATATTTTCCAAGAACCCTGGTTTGTTTTTGAATGCCAATAATAATTTATTAGCAACCATACCCATTATCATTTTGTTTTTTTGTAGTGATTGATCCTTATCTACCTTAAACAAATAGTTCATTACTTGTTCAGGACTAATATCATGTTGAGCATAATTTGCTGAATCCACCGTAGATATCAAAGTGATATCGTCAGATGGAAAAATATCTCTTGGAGATACGGTTTGAGATATTGTCTCAACGTTAGATCTTGAAGATTTAAAATTAGTTGAGGTACCTTGCTCAACTCCCGCTTGTGTGTCGTGGTGGTCAGTATGTATAATAAACATTGGTTTACCGTGAGCAAAGTCAACTAACACCGGCATAACATCACCTTCAGCATCCAACTTCTTAATTGCAAATTCTTTATCACCATATTGAATGATCTCGGCGTCTACTACCTTTATTCCGTTTTGTTCTAAATAACTTTTCATACCTAAAGCAGTGGTTACACCATCTAAATCTTGGTGAAAATATATCTTAGCCTCAGGGTATCTTTTAGATAATTCTCTGATGTTTCTTATTCCTGATTCCGTTATTAACTTTTTCTTCATAGTTATAAATAGTTTTCAACAAAAAAAAGTTTGCAGATAATAAATTAAAACTCAGAGATGGTGTGATCTCCCCATTCATAATCATCTTCCATAATAAATAATTTGTTATAAATACTACGTAAAAATAAAAAATCCCATTTAATTAAATGGGAGTTCTTTTATTTGTTCTAAAGCTTTGAAATAATTAATTCTTGTTTCGGCAATTTGTTTGTAATTTTCACTTAACTCAATACCTAACCATCTGCGACCCAAAATTTCCGCGGCAACTAAAGTAGTTCCGCTACCAGCGAACGGATCCAAAATCACATCGTTTTTGTAGGATAGTATCTTAATAGCCTTGGTCGGTATGTCCATTGAGAAAGTTGCCTTGGTGAGTGATTTAGTATCTGCAAAGTAATTCCACTGACCAAATACAAGTTCCATAAACTCTTTCTTATCTTTTTCTTCATATACAATTTTTTTCTTTAATGACCCATCTTCCTGTTCAATTTCAGTAGGTGTTCCTTTCCACTGGGGTTCTCCTTTAACCTTTTTAATGTGGTGTTTTTTGTATGCCAATATTACACACTCCTTTGGATTATAAATATAAGGCGAGCTACAACTCATCCAAGATCCCCAAGCCGTTGTCTTAGATCTGTGTGGCGATTCTTCTTCTAAATCAACAATACCAAAGAACCCAAATCCAATTTGTTTCATTAACTGATACATTTCAGAAACAAAGAAAATTCTACCACCTTTCTTTTGACGATTGATTTCGTAGGGAATATTCAAGGCAATTCTTCCATCATCTTTTAATACGTTATACGCTTCAGTTAACCAGTTCTTAGCAAATACTAAATACTCCTCAAATTCAACATCATCGTCATGAACATCATAAACAATACCAACTCCATAAGGAGGCGATGTACAAATTAAATCAACGGATCCTTCAGGTAATGTTTTCATTACTTCAATACAATCCCCACTTATAATTTTTCCTGTTTCTATCATTATTTTATTTATTTATTTAAATTACACTTGTTATTGCTTGAGCTAGTTTATATCCTGTAAAGGCACCTATTGCGGCCGAACCAGGTAAAACAATAAACTTACCCAACATAGTTTCATATTTCTTCCTATTAACAATATAAGAAATTAATATGTAATAGGCAATATAGTTGATTAAAACCAAAAAGTCCAGTTCTTTTGCCACAAAAACTACAATTGAGTTTCCAAGAAATCCCCACATAAAATTAATAAGTGTTTCACGAATAAGTTCACCGGGAGTTGTTATTGCTCCCAACACATTTATCTCTTTTGATAAACCTTTTTTATTTTTCACCACCATATTGTCTATCTAAGTAATCAAACAAATTTAAAAACTTAGGAACCTCCCCATTTTTAGTTATATAATATTCTCTTAGTTTTGTACAATTAAGACCATATTTCCTATCATGACCTAATCTGTCTTCAACGTATTTAACATCAACCTCTTTGTTTAAAATATAAGAAATATTTTTAATAATATCCAAATTTGTCACTCTGAAAGTTGTTCCAATATTATAAGTGGTATTTACAATCTCATGGTCAAACATTAAATCACAAATGACTTTTACATTATCATAAACATACATCCATTCTCTAACCTGTAATCCGTCACCATAAACTGGAATTGGTTTACCTTCACCGATAGATCTTGCAATTGTTGGTAAGAATTTTTCCTCAAACTGATGTTCACCAAAATTATTACAAGTTCTTGTGATGATATATGGTAAACCATAAGTTCTATTAGCAGATAACACTAACATATCAGATGCCGCTTTAGTTGCGGAATAATATGAGCTAGACTTTAAACTATCATCTTCAGTTGCCGTATGATTAATTGCAATGTGTTCATCCATATCACCATATACCTCATCAGTTGAAATGTGTATGAATTTTTTAAGGTTCTTATTTTTTCTTGATATCTCCAATAAATTAAATGTTCCTTCAACATTAGTTCTAACAAATGGTAACCCATTCTTAATTGAATTATCAACGTGAGACTCAGCAGCAAAGTGAACCATGTAATCAAAATCACCAAGTTCATCTTCCGTTACATCACAAATGTCTTTTTGTAAAAAAGAAACATTGTGTTTAATATTCATTCTACGACCAGCGTATGTTAGTTTATCAACACAAAGAACATCACATTCAAAGTTATTTAATAGGTGATTTATAAATGCGGATCCTATAAACCCCGCTCCTCCTGTTACTATTATTTTCATTTTTTTTCTAATGTTTCTATATGATGATATTTTCTAAAAACTCTATCTTCCTATCAAGATAAAATTTAGCCTTTTTTAAATCCTCAATTTCTTTTTCCGGATTTTTTTTACCCGCCCTGCTTATATATTTAAAACAGTTTCCTAAATGGAAATCAAATCCATATACCTCAATAATTTTAATTACCTCATAAGTTTTATCATCACCAAATTGATAATGGTTAGGATGATTAACTTGTTCTACTTTTGGTGGAGGACACTCACAAAATACGTTAGCTCCACATACACATTCTTTTTCCATTATTCTTCTCTATATTCTTTTAATAATTCATCATTTGAAATTGTTCCGTATTTTTCATTAAGACCTTCCATATCAACATCCTTACTCATCATTATTTTAACATCGTAGATTTGATCGGTAGTATTTAAAGATATGTCAATTTCTTTAATAATTTTGTATGGGTCAGCATTTGATCCAGGTCTTCTATCCTCAACATAACCTTTCCAATTTTTTGCAGTATCTCTTGGAACTCTAATTGATGCTCCACGATCTGAAACCCCCCAACTAAATTTATCAATTGATTGTGTTTCAAATTTACCAGTTAAACGAAGATTGTTATCTGACCCGTAAGCTTTAATGTGAGCCTCATGTCTTACTTCAAACGCATTAAATAATGACATAAAATATTTTTCGTTACCATCATTTCTCATTTTATCTGTGGAGAAATTTGCATGAAGTCCAGATCCGTTCCATTCTCCTTTTTGAATTGGTTTTGGATGTAGATTAACCCCATAATTATATTTTTCAGAGATTTTATATAAAAAGTACCTGGTCATCCACAAATCATCACCCGCCTTTAATTTACCTTTTGAAAATACTTGGTATTCCCATTGACCTAATGCAACCTCAGCGTTGATCCCTGTAATATCAATTCCGTATTTTAAACACATATCCATATGTTCTTCAACAAAATCTCTTCCTGCAACATATTCACCGACACCACAATAATATTTGCCTTGTGGTTCCAAGTTGTTTTCATTGTGACCTAAAATACATTTGTTTTTTTTATCATAGATAAAATATTCTTGTTCAAACCCAAACCACAAATCTTCTTGATCTCCAATTAGTTTTGATCTTGTATTAGTTTCGTGTGGTGTACCATCAGAGTTCATTACTTCACATAACACGTAAATTGTGTTTGTATTATCACAAAAATAATGTCTAACAGGTATTAAAATACAATCAGAACTATTACCTTCCGCTTGTAATGTTGATGACCCATCAAAGTTCCATTCAGGGAAATTATTTAGAACTAAACAATTTTTAATTTGTTCATAGTCCACAATTTTAATCTTACTTCTAAGGTTTGGCTCCGGTGTATATCCGTCGATCCACACATATTCTAACTTAACTTTCATTTATTTTTATTTATATAATTTATTATTTCTTCCTTGTTTTTTCCCTCATTAAACATTCTGTAGACATTGCGTGAAAATTCATCCGTACACAACACTGCGTCGGCATCTAAATAATTCATAATATCTGTAAGGTGGTTGAGGATGTTTTCTTTCTTTAAAAATCTTTTGTTAAAACCCATTTTTAATCTTCTAAAAATTCTTTTTCTTTTTTCTTATCCTCTTGTTCAATATTGTAATTTCTCGTTTGATTAATTAACATTATTGTTTTTCTTTTAAATAATGGTAATAATGTTTCTTCAATTGGGAAATCACCTTTACTAATCATTTCTAACACCGGTAACTTTGTTTTATTTTCGGTCTCAGAAAATGTAGTTATTATCTTTGGTATTGTCAATTTGTTTTTATCATCACAATAAATTAATTTAACATTTGTCTTATTTTCTGGTGATTTTTTTGCTGCCGGAGATACTTCATACTCCCAAACATAATACTTGTTGTCTCTCTTATCCAAATGGAAGAAGAAACCTTTGTTAGATAAAATTTCTTTTTTATTCTTCCTGTATTTTGCCTCAATACTATCATAAACTAATGTCCACACAGATTTTGCAATATTGAAATATTCAGTCATTCTTGGTGCGGTGTATTGTAAAATCTTTATAAATTCTTCATACTCATCATTTGACATCTCAGGAACACTTTTAATTTTAAGATCTTTCACTAAAAGTTCGTCATCAACTGAATTAAATTTTTTGTTTGTATATATGATTTTCTTATCCCTGATAAGTGTTTGTATGTTTGCTAAATGTAATGATAATTCTATAAATCCAGGATAAAGTTCCATGTTATCTAACTTTTCACCCATGCGTTGGAAATATGATAGTAACTTATATTCCTTATGTTCCCTATCAATTGGCTTTTCAAACATCCAATCGGTGTCCATTACAAATTCTATTTTTTTATTTCTTGCCATTACCCATAAACATAATGATATAATTGTATTCTGTAAAGGTATTAGTCAATTCTCATTACAACAAAAGTTGAATCATTAACTGAAACGGTATCATATTCATTGTTGTAACTACTTATTACACTATAATCATTCTCATCAACTAAATCATTTATTAAACTTTGTCTATCTATAAAATTATCATAGTTCTCACCCATTTGATCTAACCAACCCACTGGGTCATCTTTAATTTCTCCTAACCTATCCTCAACGGCTTCTTCAACCTCATCGTCATTTAAATCACCATCTGGGTCATCTCTTATATCTTGTATTTCAACATCAATGTCTTCTATTTCACTTTCAATTTCTTCAACCCTTGATTCATTATCCGACTCATGTTCACCATCCTCATCTTCATCTTCATAAGTTACTGACTCAACTTTTTTACCGTTTTGGTAAATTTGCCATTTATTTTCAGACCATTCAACAATTAAAATATTATCCATATAATCATTAAATTTGAAGTATTTTAAATCTTCAATATCTTCCTCTATAAGAGGAGATCTAGCTCCACTTGAAATTAAATATTTTTCGGTTTGAAGTGACCTTTTTTGGTTTTGTAATTTTTCAATTTCTTTATCTTGTTTAACACTAGTTTCCCTACTAACATCATAATTTTCAGGATCGCTCGTAACCCATTCACGAACCGCGTCTTCATAATATTCTGCAACTTCGTCACCATCAATATGGTAAGATAAAGTATTTTTATCAAAATTACTTAAATCATTTAACATTTCATCATAATACTCTTTAAGGGAACTATCCGCTTCATTTTCAGTTCCAACCGCATAAACATAACCACTAGCATCATTATGTATTGACCTAAATGTATATAAGTCATAATGGGAACTTTCAGGTATTAAATCATACACATCATTATCTTTGTCCTTAAGTTCATCAATCTCGGATTGCAAATCATTTTGTTCAATCTCCAATTCATCAACAATTTCAGAATCTTCCTCGTTATCTATTCTTTCCTCAAGTTCTTCCATTCTTTTTTCTAAATCTTTTAATTCTTCACGTTCTCGTCCATCTAAATATCCAATATCACCTTCTTGAACCATATAGTCAAAAACTGCGTTTGCCATTAAACCTTCGTCATCAATATTAGAATTATTTAAATCCCATTCACCATCTTCTCTTCTTTGTCTTGCTTCAGCCCTTAAAGCCATTTCTATTCTTCTTTCAAGTTCTTTACTATATGGTGTGTCCCAATAACTTAAACTACCACCAACTGTAACACCTTCAAGACTTACAATACCTGAAGAACGAACATTTAAATCACCAGTCACAATTAACTCACCCAAATTAGTTATTTGCTTTAACCCTATTAAGTTTAGATTACCATTAACTCTTATTTTTTTACCTCTGAAATCAGGAAACTTAGGAATCGCTTGTGCTTTATAATTAACAGACTTTAATAGATCAATATATTCTTGTGGAGTGAAATCTTCATACTCAATATTATCATCTTGTTCAATAATAATATTCTTTATTAATCCAATTAAATCACTCTCGTTAATCCTTATAACTTTTTTCATATTACAATAAATATTTAATGGTTTACAAAATATGTGTAATATCAGATATTTATAATTAAATAAACCTATTAAAACAAATATTATGGGATGCGGATGTAAAAATAAAGCGAATCAACAAAATGCACAAGCGCCTCAACAAGCTCCTAAACAACCAGCAACGAATCATTCTTCGGTTCAAGAGTCGGTAA